TTTACATATATATGTCGTTTTGCTTCACAATAGGATTTGTTTTGACTTAAGCTGTCGTGAACCCATTGTGGAACTTGTGTTCCGTCAAGGACTTGTGTCCTGGGTATTAATTCCACTCGTGTGGTGGGTCTAATGAGAGTTAGGCTAACGTTGTCTGTGACAATATGATTCATTTTAAACCTTTGTTATTTACCTTGTTCTATTAGTCTGTATTGTTTAATTTGTGTTTAATAAGCTAAGCCAAAAATATAAAAGATCTGGATACTGCTTTATGTGGCCCAGGGAATAAAAATGGAATAATAAGTTTAAAAGAAAAACAACAGCATAATGTATTTGGGAAATACATTTTACGAGCTCTATTTTGTATTAAGGGTAGTTATCCTTTCATAAGTTTGTCACACAGTACAGTCTGGCTCTGTAATGGATGTAGGGACTTTGGTCCCTTAGAATCTGTTAGATCACGGGAGAGAAACCTGATGATTGTGTCAAGAATTTGTGAGTGAATTATTATATAGACTTAATATCTCGTAAGTCAAATTTACACTCGCTTAAGTGTTATCCAGCTGGGATTTTCGATAGTAGAAGTCTTGATCATGGACCTTATATTGACATGATTAGTGCTAGCAGAGCTCGTCTCTAAGCCCCAATTGCTTTAATTTGGCGTTGATAGTCAACGTTAGGGAGCGATACCCCAGCTACCCCCATTAATGAATTTACAACTTATGTTATCACCAATTATTACCATGCCTATAAAGCGTTTTAACAATAATAAGCTCCCAAAGTGGAAAATAAATAAAATTAAGAATCGGCGCAAAGCCCCCAACCCACGGTCGAAAGGGAAGTCCAAAATGAATGACGTTATTTTGGGTCTTGATTCTTATTATTTGGTTGAGAAGCAATCAGGAGAAGTTTATGACAATGAGATGATTGGACCTCTTTTAGATACATTAAGTCATTTGACAAGTGGAGAAATTAATGATGTAATCAGATCTTTATCTGGTGTACATGTTTTACTTAGTCGAGGCTTTGGTCCTGCAGATATGGATAATGCAGAAGAGCTTGGTTTGTTGTATTATGCGTTACATATGGATGAAAGATTCTCTCTTTGGTTGGATAATACTGTTAGAGTGTGTTTATCTATGTCAGACGAAGAACTCTTGAGTTATGTTTCTGATAATCTAGGTCGTATGTTGAGCAGATTTGTCGTTCGGTGCGTTGATTGTGATGACTCAGACACTGTGATTGAATCCCAAGGGGGATTTGTGTCTACTGAGGCTGGTATTCCAGTGAATGTTAATGTCAACTCTTCTCAGTTACAACAAATGATTGGTAATGTAGGCGACGCTGATTTTGTAACAAAAATTAAGAGTTTGGTTACAGATTTGAATCCTCCACCACTGCACATTGAACATTCATTAACTAACCCATTGAAGGGATTTGATTTATTCAAGTTTATTTCAGAAAATAAAATTGTTATTAGTATTGTTATCCTTTCTTACGTGGGGTATTGTGCCGTCAAAATTGGTGGTAGGTATGAAACATTTTTTAATATTGCCATTTCACTTGCTGCCATTTATGTTGTGAGTGACCCTTTCTCTGCTTGGATTAAGGATCTGATTGAGATTGTTAAAGATGAGATTAGAATGAAAAACCAAATTGTACCACAAGGTGGTATCGCTGGTCATCTTTCTAGTGCTATCTCCAGGCTTGCCTTGGGCGGGCTTTTGGTGAGTCATTGTACTGGTCTCAAAGCCGATACAGCATCTGGAATAGTCTCCGAGTTTATGGGTAAGATGTCTAACATGAAAAGGGTTGGTGAGGGTTTAACTTTCACCATTGATTTCCTTTTTCAACTCGTGCAAGATTTTCTTAATTGGTTTACTAATTTGTCCAACGTTGAAAAAATAACATTTAAGGATGACCCTTTTTGGGAAATTTCCTTATATGGTGAAAAAGTTCATAAAGCTAAACAAGATTATATATCCAACCCACTTAAAGACTCTACATTTGCAGGAGAATTGTCCCAATTGAGGGCTGATGGCGAGGCTTTACGTTCTAAATATCATGCTACATCCCAGAATTTTTCTGTCATGAGTACTTTATCAATTCACCTTAAGGAGTTGAATGATCTTATTTGTGAGTTGAATAGTAAATTGGTTTCTGTTAATGGAGTACGTGAAGAACCTTTCATGTTGTTGTTATTAGGGAAAACTGAAATTGGAAAAACAACCTTTACTAATGTCCTTGTACAGGAAATGACAGCTGCTACTCTTGAGACTGAGAGACTTCCCCATTTCTGTGAACACCCAGGGGAATATATACACCTTTATAATGCTGCAGATGCGTATTATAGTGGTTATCATGGTCAATATAACCTGATAGCTGATGAGTTTGGTTACATGAAAGATGTGGCCAATGGGATGTCTAGTGTCTTTACTGAATTAATTCAGTGGATAAATGTCAACCCTATGAATCTCCCCATGGCAGATCTTAACTCCAAAGGTAGAGTGTATTTTCGTTCAAAATGCGTATGGGCAACTAGCAATCGCAAACATTTTAGTGCGATAGATTCAGTTGTTGAGAGAGAAGCCGTCTACCGACGCCTTGCTTTTACATGGATAGCCGCTGTCAAACAAGAGTTCGCTACTGAGACCACCAAACATTTGGGTCCATGGGAGAGATGTCCTGATTGGCATAAAGTGAATTATGTTGGTGCATCTGATGACTTTAGTTACCTTGAGTTCTATAAGATGAAAGAATTGGCAACTGGGGAGTATCACAATGAACCTATTTCCGTTACGGCCCTTAAAGACCTTATAATGGAGGAAATTGAAAGGAAAAAAACAAATTATGTTGACCTTAAAAGTAAAATTAAAATTGGTATAGAACGAGCCTTAAAAGCTCGTGACTGTGTCGTACCCCAAGCCGGGGAGAATTGTGGAGCTTGTGTGGGTTGTGATAAGAATTTATTTCAACAAGATAGTGAAACCCGACATGCGTATTGCCAACGCCTTTTTAAACTTCTTTCTAACAATAAGGAGGTCCTGTCTATTGGGTATACCCAAATAGACTTCCCA